ATGCCAGAACGGCCCTTAACTGAAGCTGCGCTGCTCTGTTCAGCTTTAGATACGGGCGGAACGATTTCATTAGCGTTTTTAACGGGAAGAACGACACCTTGATGTTTAATCTTTTCTGGCTCAGCGTGTTTTGCTTCATTTAGCGGATAGCCAAATCTACTTTTTACGATATAGAGCTTCCCATCTTTAACATCGGCAATCCGTTGAGGCGTTTTGTAGCCTGGAACTTTAACTAGATCGCCTACTTTAAACCCGCTACCGCCCCCAGGTCCAAATTGACCAGCGTTGCCGGGCTGACCACGAGGATGCTCGTTTTCATTGAAAGTATCTTCAGCGCCTTCGTCTTCTTCTACCGGCGCAAATATATGCACAAACGAAGTGAGTTCTTCTTCGTCCTCCGCCGTACCCGAACGATCAAACTCCTCGCACCATCCCTCGCGGTCGATCTCTCCGCTCACGATCAAGCACGCCGTAGGATCGCGGAAGTGCTCGCACTCGCCGCAATGGTCTTCGCCTTTGGCTGGGCACTCATAGCGGACTTCAGCTTTGTCGAAGAGGGCGGCGTCCCCGGACATGATGTCTTGCTTAGCTGAGCGCGACGTTACGCTCGACAGGCGATCAGACGGGTCGCGAGGCTCGGGGACGTTTGGTGGGGTAGGCTCCGAAGGATCGTCTGGATCGACGACCTCCGGTACTGGTTTCGATAAATCCAACCCATGATAGATCGACTTAGCATCACCCGCCAACCGCTTACGGACTTCCTCCGGCGAAACTGAACCCATCGCCACGTTAGCGTCATCGATGTCGGTCTTAGTCTTCTCGACACCGAGATTGCCAGCATCGTCCAGCTGCCAAAGCGGATCGAAGTCGAACCCAATCTCCGGGTCAACCTCACCCCATTCGTTGAGCTGAATGAAGTCGATCATTGTCCCGATCGGCGTCCGGAGTACGCTCTCCTGAAGCGCATGGATCGCATCGTAGAACACTCGAATCTCGCCGTCCGTAGACGCATTCAAGCCCGAGGGCGTGATACCCAAGAGCTTTACGATTGGAATGCCCGCCACCGACGCCATCTGTTCTTGCGCTTGCGCCTGAAGTGCATCCAGTGTTGACAGCGGCGTAGTAACATTAAACCATTCCTCGGTGTCCTTATCGAGGAGCATAGCGCCGGAGTTGTCGCGGACCGCGTTGAAGAAATCGATCCGCTGGAGGAGGTCGTCACCACCCGGCGTCAGAAGCGACTGCAAATTAGTCTTGATGCCCGAGACCGAGAACGAGTGAACGAGGTCGGAAACTGACTGGCGTGTCCGCAGCCAGTTGTCGACATAGGGCTTGACCATCTGGGTCAGCGATAGCCCGCCGAACGAGTAAGCCGGCTTGATAATGTCGGGCACTTCGCGAGACACAATCGTTAGTAACCGTGTCCGGTCCAACGACATGCCCATACAAATCCAAGACCGCGGCTTGTACCAGTCAGACGCCAGCGGGTTGTTCGAATTGTAGTTGTTCGGGTAGCACCAGACCGCCTCAACGTTGCGGAAGCCGGCGAGTGAACCTTTAGTAACCTTTTGCTTACTCGTCGCGTCGCGGCCATTGCCGATCGAATGGATTAACTCTTCCCTCTCCTCGATGTCAGAACCGCTTTCGGCGTCCCGTAAGACAACGTAGATATGCCCACGGCCAAAGAACCCATCACCCTCCACCGCCTTACGGCAGACGTGCTGGAGTTTGAATTGACCCATCAAATGATTAAGCCGTGCGATCTTGTCGGCCTTATCATCCTCACCGGTCGACTTCAGCGTGATCCATTCACGCGTCGTTTCGGTCGCGATGGTTTCTGTTATCTTACGGTACTCAGGACGCTGTGCTAAGATAGAAAGCTGCGCGTAGCCCAGGAAGACTTGGCCCTCAGCATACGCTGAGTTGACAATCGCTTGCGCGCCCCAGGAGACAACGCTCCCGATGTTCTGCTCGTCGTCCATCGCCATGCCAGCGGCAGGCTTGACGGCGGGCGGAAAGTCGGGAAGCTTAAATGGCTGGTAACTAGCTGGAGCACGCTTGCGGCCGCGGAAGCGCTCCGCCAGGCCTAGCGGGATCTTCAGGCGGACAACGTTGCCCTCTTTTTCGAGCACTACCTCCTTGGGCGCTACAGACGGGCGGGCTGCTCTAGCCACGCGGCCAAGCCTTCTTAAACAAGAGCTTCTCGACCAGCAGCTGACTCGGCGTCGTCGCTTTACGTTTAAGACGCGAGACACACAGCATACGTTCAACTTCGGTAGGATCAGCCATAGTCGTGCGGAAGTTTCTCCGAGCTTCTTGACGAGCTGACTTAATGTCGTCATCAATTGGTGTGACGATTAGTTCATCCATGCAACACCCGCATCGCGCGACCATGCCCTTGCACGCGGCCAATCAACTCCCGGCTAATATTCAATTTCTTGGGAGCCAATCGTTCGCCCTCCAGAGCATAGCGTAACGAATCAATCACGTGGTTTGAGGAATCATCCAGGACCGGCAACACATCACCAGTCCGCTTGTCGATCTTGTACGAGTATTTAGAGAGCTCGTCTGAGGTATGAACGCAGCGCGGATGCACCACGATGTCGTATGATTTGAGGAACTCAACACCGTCTTCGACCGAATTCTTACCTTTCACGGCGCCCGTTATTTTGGGGAAACCGTTAGCCTGCATATAAGAAATGGTCTCAGGACGCGCCGAGTCTGCTCTGATCGGCCACTTACGCGACTCAGGCACTTTGTCGAACAGGTCCGGCGTGTCAACAATCTCACAGCCGACTTTATACGCTTCGTAGTCGACCATCAACGACTTACCGCGTATCCAACATCTAACGATCACGCTCGGGTCTACCGAGAAGCCCCAGTCCGCACCGAAGAAGAATCGCGAGTCTTCTGGCGTCTCAAACGGGACAATACGCCAGTTGTGGAATACGCGAGCTTGCGTTAGTCGCTGATAGCCGCCCAGCCAGACGTGGGCGTATTTATCAGGCTCTCGAACCCGATCGCGTTCCATGTCGCGACGGAGCGCAGTCGGAAACCACGGATTGTCAGCATAAGTCGTTGTTACACAAATGAAGTCTTGGTCGCCAGCATTGCTATTGAACAGCTTCTCGACTGGGTCGTCTTCGTCGATCGGATTCCAAGTGAAATACAGCTCAGTGCCATCGGTACGGAAGGTCGGTGACATCACATCGAGCGAGGCTTGCGAGCTAGACTGCGCTTCCTCGACCCAGACGCGATCAAAACCTTCCATCGACTTCAACGAAAAGACTGAATTGCCCTGCAATCCTTTAAAGACCATCAGAGATTCATTTGGGCCGATGATCTCTGTATTCATTATACGGAAATGATCTTCTAATCCCAGATCTCTAATCTTGTCTTGCAAGAGCTGCTTCGACGACTCTTGCATCGAAGTCTGGTATTCTCGAAGACAAGCTACTCGATGGTGCTCGTAGAAACAGTCTTCAACGAGCCGTTCCGCTACGAAATGCGATTTCCCGCTGCCTCGACCGCCGCGAGCGCCTTTAAACCTCGCCGGTTCCAGTAAGGGCAGGTAAGCCCTCGCTGTCGGGATCTGAAGAGTCTGCTCCGTCTCCTCCTGTTCCGTCGATGACGACTCTTCCAGGATCAACGACGACTCTCTCTATCTTAGTAACGTTAACGGTGTTGTTCTGCTGCAAGATCGTGGCGCTAGCCATCCCGACCTTCATTCCAAGATGTTGAGCAACCATTTCAAGTGCATGATCACGATCACGAAGAAGAACTTTGACGGAACCGTCAGCCCTCACTTCGACGCCGTTAAACAACTGCTTTCCAGCCGGGCTTAAAGTCCGTGAATCGTTAAAGTAGGCGAAGATCTCGCCATCGCCATGGCATTCAGGACAATTGTGTTCGAATCCGTTCTCGATCGAATAGACTGGCTTGTTCCGATCATAGCCGTCGTCGAATTGATTAAATGTTGTTCTGGCCTTCTCGGGCAATTTGAGCTGCGTCTGTGCATGCGCAAGTTGTGCACGGCGCAGTCCATCCGGCGTCATCTGAGCCTCGTGATTGTCACCATGACACGAAGGACAGCATACACGCCGTAGCTGGACGACTTCGTTTACGTCCGCGTGGCCAAGGAGCCACCAAGCCTGTAGAACCTTATCAGCATAGACATCAGTTCGACCGATGCGCCGACGCTTCTCTCGAGCGATCGCATCTTGGATATCTTCGCGATTAATAAGGTGCTGAGCTGATGCACCGTTCGCATATCCAGCGCGAATCGCGGCCTTCTTGGCATCTAGATCGAGAAGATACTCGTCTACAAAGAGCTGATGCTCGCGCTTTAACGGGGGAGCCAACGGTGCGGGCCTTACACCGCGCCCTTGTCCGACTCTATATGGATATGGACCTTTAGACGGCATCGGATCTAAGCGGAAACTTGTTGTTGCAATGAGTCAAAGCGCTGCCATTTGCGCGAATCTCGGCGCATCGAACGTGGTCGCGACTCGTCTCGAGTGAAGGTCTGCTTCGCCACGTCCACCTGGCGTACCAGGTCTACAGGTATGTATATAACAGTTTGGCGCCCAAGGAAAGGTATTTTTATACCTGCACTGTTTCCTCTAAAACCCATAAATTCGCCAGTTAAATCCTCAAATGATCCATAAGAGAATTGGACGGTCTGACCGAGCCTGAAACGTTGCTCAAAAAGCGTTTGCTCGTCAATGATGCTATCTTCATTAGCCAGGGCGCGCCAACTGTCTATTTCGACCTGTGGAACAATCGCAGGAACAGCGCCTCCCACGATTTCAGCTACTCCACGCGTCCATCGGACTAGATGCCAGGTCGAGGCGTTGTCAGTTTCCCAGAGGGCGAAGATGTAGGGCGTCTGGAAAAGTGGGACTTTGATTGTTTCTTCGATGCGGTAGAGGCAGATCACGAGGGGAAGGAAGGTAGAAAGTGACTTGACGACTTTGTCAAGATCACGCGAACGACCTGCCCGAACTAGATGCCAATTTGTCAAGATTGCCTCGTCGATCAAGTTATGATCTTAGTACAGCATTATGAGGCGGTTGTAAATGGTAAAAAGAGGGGTCGAGAAGGGGGAGGGGTCGCATAAAAGATGCCCAGGAGGGGCCGGGGGCCGTGTCAAAAACACAAAAATTTTGCTGTAACTAGAGAACATGAACAGAATAACCAGTGACAGACCTAGTTACAGATCCAGTTACAAGCTAAATTCTCCTTTAATACCAACAACTTACAACTTTTTAAAAAGTTGATATAACTGCTTGTAACTGAGTAAAACAAAGTAAAGACCCTGGTGGGAAAAAACTAGAGAGCTTATAAAACGTTGTATAAACACATTAAGGGTTAGCCCAGCCCAAACCCCTCCCTACACGTTACAGCCCCCTCCCCCACCCCCAAAACAGGCCCTAACCCATTGATTTCATTATGT